TGTATCTGTTTGTGGAATACGTATCTGCTGATTTAAACTCTCAAAATATGTTTCAAATATTTCTAGTTGAGATTGAGTACCTGTTTTATTAAACTCTAAAGGTGTCATATAACCCCTTTGTTCTTTATTAAGTATTAATATAACGGTTTGATATACAGTGTTTACGTTTATTGCCATTTTAATTTTTTATGTGATAATGACAGGGCCGCTTTTAAGCGACCCTTCACTATAATTATAGTCACATGTTATTGTAACTTTTTCTCAATTGTTTTGAAAACTTCTACGCCTTCGTCAGTCTTAAACCACGCAGCTAATGCTGAATACGGGTTTTCATCAAACGGTATAGTAAATAGTTTTCTATTGTTAGATCCCCAGTGGAACTCTCGTTGGTCTTGTGATATTTTAATAATATCTTGTTCTACAGCTCTAATACCTGTATTTCTTAATCCAACGTTTTCATCACCTGCTATCTCCATAAATGCTTTAGGATTTTTTCTAGCCATTAATAGTAGATCTCTTTTTATTTCTTTAGAGCTCATAGTAGTAACTTCAGATCCTTTTTCCACTCTTAAAACAGCTTCTGCATGATCTATTTCCATGTTTTTAGCTGCGTTCATTGCGTCTAGTTCTAAATCTAGATCAGCTAATTCATCTTTAGCAATTTCTAACGGTAAAAACTCTGTATATATAATACTAGTTTTTGGGTGATAAAGTGAAAGTAATTTTTGTAAATTTTGTTTTTCTTTAGGTACTTTTAACACACCTTTCTCGAAAACAATATGACCTAATGTAGACTCTCCTTTTTGTTCATCAACAAACGGTGAGTTTTGGTTAGTGGCATATCTTAATTCTCTTTGTTCATTCTTTGATGGATCAAACCATAATAAAGGATAACGTCGAGTGTGTTTAGACCCTAAAGTGTATGTTAAAGGTTCAGTGTTTCCTTTTAAAAGATAAACCCTGTCTTTTACTTCCCATTCAGGAATTTTCTTTGTTTGTTTTTTTGTAGCAACTGGAGCTTCCATAATAGGTGCTTCAACAGTCAACTCTTCTTTCGTATTTTTTGACATGATATAATATAATATAATTAATAAAAGTAATAATTACCCCCGTCAGTTCAACGAGGGTAACTACTACGGTAATTCTAGCTTTGGAACAATACGAAATTGTTTGCAGCTTGAGTAATAAGACATCTTTCAGATAGCCAGTTGACTTGCATAAAGTCATTTGCAGTAGTGTAAGCACCACCTGCAGAACCAGTAATCCAGTTTTTGTATCTTCTGTCGTCTCCTTGCGAAGCTCTGTATCTTACGTGCAAGAATGGTCTTCTAATGTTAGTACCAAGTGATTGGTCATATACAGTTGAAGTTCCAGCAGGTATTAATACACCGTCGATACCATTTACAGCAACACCACCTCTTGTAGAAGCGTCATTTAAGTATTTCCATGAAGTCTTGTAGAAATCATAAGAACCTCTTCTAAATCCAGAGAAACCTAAATTAAGTGCCATGTCTTGAGAATTTTCAAATAAACCATAAGCAACACCACCAGAGAATCCAGCAGAAAGTTGTCCTAGCATATCATCAAAATCAAGATCAGTAGATCTATTTAAGAAAAGCATGTTTTCTTCGATAGCTCCCTGAGTATCTAAGTTCTTAAGAACTTGATCAAAGTCACTGATACCAGTACCAGCAGAGAAACCTGTGAAAACGTTTCCTCTTGCTTGAATAGCAGCAAATAAACCTTGAGTACCATGTGGTATAGCAGCACCGGCAGCAGCAGTAAATCCTGGCACCTGATTAGCAGCAATAGATCCAAATGCACCAGCAGCAGGGGCTAATTCACCTTCAATCATTGCCATTTCTAAGTAGTCATCAAATCTTAGTCTTGTTTCAGACTCAGACTTTAGATACCATAAGTATCCTGATGTACCATCTTCAGTAGCAACTTCTACCCAACCGATTTGAGCCATATCAGAACCATTAATTTGGAATGAATCTTTTATGATAATTGGTTGATTAGAAAATTGAGTGAATTGTGGTTGGATAGATTTTACACCACCACCAGCATTAGTCACCTGTGGAGCTCCAGTTCCTTTTGCGAAGATAGAACCATAAACAAATAGTTTAAGTGATCCAGCCGCGGCAACTTGTTGAGGAAAACCACCAGCAGCAGCAGCAAAACTAGCGATTACAAATGGATAAGCTAAAACAATTGTTGCAGCAGCTCCAGGAGTTACAGCACCAACTATAGCTTTTACAGTAACACCAGTTGCAGGATCCATAACAACAATCGTGTCATTAGGAAAAATTGCATTCTGTACATTACCCGCAAGAGTAGTAGGAATAGATAAAGTTGTACTTCCAGCAGCACCTGTAGAGGCAACACCAGTATAAGACACATGTAATCTATTTTGTTCAGACCAAATTACTTGATCAGATGTCATTGGCATTTCAGCGCCAACCATTCTTAGGAAACCGTTTAAAGTTCTATTTCCATATCTTTCAACTTCTTGTTCATATATCTCAGGAAGATATTGTTGAGCAAAAGTACCTCCACCCGCCGCAGCGTTAAAGTTTAGGTAGTTGTTAGCTAAAGCTAACTGTGATTGCGAAGGTATTAAACTACCAAACGCCGGATTTATTACACCCATAATTTTAAATTGTTTTAATTGTTAAATGTTGTTTTCTTGACTTTTAATCTTGAAGAATCAAAACCGCTCACCGCTTTAACTTTTAATCCACCAACAAAAACATCTTGACTAGGACTTTCCCTAACATCTGTTGTTATGTTTTTAGATTTTGCAACAAGATCTTTAGTAGCATCGGATTTACCCTGCTCATAAAAATGTTGTGCAATAGTGTCTACGTTTTCAGCGGCGTACATAGCTTTGTGATAACCTTTAACATCCTTTACATTACCTTTGTCATCTAAGAACTTCTTAATTGTGTTTGTAATATTCGATTGTTTAGTTGCAACTTCATCAGGATTTTTAACTCCATACCTAAATTTCTTTTCCCCTACACTGATGTCAAAACCTTTGAAATCTTTAGAGAAATAATCTTTAGTGTTAGATTTAAAATCTTCATGTTGTTGTTGAGCTATATTTTGCTCTTCGTTGTAGCGATTGAAAAAGTCAGTGGCTTTTTTCTGATCTTGAGTAACTCCGGGTCTCAACTTGATTTCCTCGTAGTATTTACTTTTTAATCCTTCTAAATGCCCTTTGGCTTTTGCAACCTCTTCTTTATATGCGAGTTTCTTTTTACGAACCTCACGTTCCTCGTCCACTTCTTCATCAAATGAAAAGTTATCTTCAATCATGAAGTTAATTTCACTTGAATCTAGGTGTGATTTGGCTTGTTTGTAATACTCTCTTAAAAGAGTATCGTTGTCTACATTAGAATAGTCAGCATTTAACCTAACATAATCTTCTAACGTTCCACCTGTTTCTTTCATAAAGTCTACGACTTTTTCGATGTTTTCAGGTAATGTAGCTATTTCTCTTGCCTCTTCAGGTGTTGGAGAAAGAACCTTTTTTTCTAATTTTTCACCTATTTGTTGTATCTCTTCTTCAACAACTTCTTCAATAGGTTTTACTTCTTCTTCTTTAACTTCAGAAATCGGTCCGGACTCTTTAGTTTCGTCTCCAGATCCCACGCTTTGCAATCCCAATTCGGATCCTTCTTTGCGTAACACGCCGCTCTCTGCTTTTGGTTCTTGAATGGCATCTGTTTCTGTTTTAGGTTTTGACAAATCTACCTTTATAGGTTCATCACTTTTAGTTAATTGTTTGGGTTTCAAGACTTTAGCTTTTACTTTAAAGTCCCCTTCTTGTTGTACTGTTTCTGACATAATATAATATAATATAAATTAATAAAAATTCTTATTGTGGTTCAAATTGCTCCAAACCAAACCCACCTAAATTATCATTTCCAGCAGACTCAAAATTTGTAGGTGTAGTTCCATTTTGTCTTTGGTTAATCATTTCTGATTGCTGAGTAGCTTGAATTTGCGTTCGCTTGTCTTTACGATCTTCGATTTCAGCTTCTTTTTTTTGGGTTGACTGTGTTTGCATTTGTGCCAACTGTAATTGGTATTGGAATTCTTCAGCCATTAATTGTTTTTTAATAGCAGCTTCTTGTTCCATCCTTTGTATTTCAAACTGAGATTTAGCTTGTTCAATTTGAATTTCTGTTTGAGCCAAAGCTTCTTGCTTTTGAACTTCTTGCATTGCTGCGGCTTCACTAGCTTTTTGTTGAGCTTCACCTTGAGCTGCAATCATTTTTTCTTGCTGAGCTTGGTCTTCTTCTTGTTTTTGTTTTCTTTTCAGCTTAAGCATTTGGTTAGCTAGCTTAAGATTTTTTATTTGTCTAATATCTATAGCATCTTCTAAATCTATACCGCCAGATTGTAAGGCTATTTGAATGTTTTGTTCTAACATTGCTTTTTCTTCTTCTTCAGGTTCTAATTCTAAGTAGATACCAAAATCATATAAATGTAAGTCTTTAATATCTTCTAAACTTCCTGTATTAAATTTTCCAATACTAGAAAGCAACGCATTATTAGTTAAAGAAAACTCTAACATATCGGCAACTCTTAAAGAAATGTTTTCGCATGCTCTTAAGGTTAAATATAAACTAGATCTTAATATATGTCTAGTTGCTACATTCGAAGCGTTTGCTGCCATTTTTTGTAAACCAACTAAAGCATCTTTATCAGGCATACTACCATCTCTAGCTTCATTAAGCCCGGTTACATCTCTTATCATTTGTAAATAATACTGATAAGTATTGATTAATGATTGTATCTTACCATTAGCGCTAGAAGATTGTAATTCTTGTATTGGCACCTTTCCCCTGTTAGGATCACCATCCTGTGTTAAAGATCTACCAACTATAGAACCAGTTTGAAAATACATATTTAATGCTTCCTGCGGGTTGTAATTCGTGCCATTACCCAAATCAACTTCCGCTAGACCATCAACATCAACAAATACACCATCTGGGACCATACGTTGAATCACTTGTTGTAATTTTAACGATGTTAGCTGTATCATATCTGCAAAACTAGT